GGGGCTAGCAGAGCCTCGAACAAGTCCCACAGTCTTTTTATCTCATCGTTCATATCTTTCCTCCACTTCCTCGGACACTTCCGCCCAATCATTACAGTATGCTTGGTGGTGTCCGAACCTTAACGCCCTTTTCCATGCCCTGAGTTGTGCGCCAGTCGGAACACCCAAACCCTTGAACTTCCCATTAAATTTGTTTTTCTTAAATAGTCGGTCGTTGTTCGACTTACTCGGTCTTGGCATTGGCTCGTGCCTCCTTTGCTTTCTCTTCCGTGTACTCCCCCCAAAAGTATTCCAAGACCTTCTCCATAAACTCCCTTTCAGGTGCCGGCAGCTCGTCAACCTCGCCGGATAGTTCTTTAAGTTCTTCTAAGCATTCATCCCAGAAGGTTTCGTTTTGCTCGTAGCTCATCGAAATCGGCTTGATTAACTTCCATATCCTTGACCAAATCTCGTAGACTTTTTTCGTTGTCGTTTCGTTCATCTTTTACCTCATTTTTTTCAAAATCCTATGTATTATAAAATTCACCGTTGATACCGTTGATACCGTTGATAATCAACAGTCCATCAACGGTGTCATCAACGGTAATCCCCTATCAACGGTAAGCAGTTTTTTTTAGAAGGGTACTTCTGAAAGGTCGTATTCATCGAGTTTTCGGGACTCCATCAACGGTAGACCCTCTATCTCATCAACGGTATCAACGGTCAACTTACTGAATGTATACTCTTTTGACCCCGAACCATTACTGATAATCTCCATCTTGATGTGGTCTTTTTCTAGAAAACGCCCCTGGTGTTTATGCAGAAACCCGCCGATTTCTTTCGGTTGATCTTCGATCCCGACGTTGCATTTGACCCCTGCGTTGATTAAAGCACTGCACCGTCCTCTCCACTCGCCCTGCTTGTCGATTATGGCGACAACCGCCTTACGGATATTAGACTCCTCGTACTCCTTATCCAGCTTCGCTTTTTCTTGCTCCGCCGTCTGCGCCCCTTCTACGACTGACCACACCGCTTCTTCAAGTTTAACGTTCATCTCTGGTAATCCGTCTATAGTCTTGCCCTTGATTGATATATGTATTGGGTCGTTCTGACGCTTGCGGAACATCACGATCATTTGTGATGCCGCTCCTTGAAGACCTGTGCTTCCTAAGATGTTAGAAAATGGATCATCAGGGTCAACGGCTTTACGGTCATGGCACACAAGCAAGATTGACAAGTGATTTCTTTGCGCTAACTCGGTCAACGGTGTAATGTCTCGGTAGGCGTGAGCATATTCGGTTTCTTTCATGCTCTTGGCGGCTGATCTAATAATTTGGAAGACATCTATAATCACAATCCCGATGTTCGGGTCTTGCTTCAAGTAGTATTCGATCTGGTCAATGAACCCATCTTCGAGGTTGTCCGTTTCCGTCTCCAGATAGAAGTTCTTTGGAGGTTCTTCGTCCTTAAGCATCTTTTTAAGTCGTTTCTGCTGCAGCTGTTCGCTCGTCTCGAGGTCAAGATACAATGCCGAACATTTGCGGGTTTTATATCCGAGGAAGTCTTCACCTTTAGCGATCGCCAGGCACAACCCCAGCACCAACCAAGATTTACCGAGTTTAGGTTTTGCCGATAATATGCAAGTGCCTTCCACAAGCAAGGGTACCTTCTCGCCAACTCCCCACAGAACTCTAGGCTCGGGCAAGTCTTTTCTCATTAGCTCCTCTGCTGTTTTTAGATTCCTAAAAACTCTTTCCTTCTTGGCCTTGGTTTTTGTCTTGCTGTCGCTTCCATTGTCACCGCCTTCGATTTCGCCCTTCCTCTCCCTCTCTGCACGCTTTTGCTTGTACTCCTCAAACCCCGCCTCGATTCGCTCGCTGTCGCTTTTGTCTTCGTGGTCGTACGCTTCCGGCTCTAACTTTAACCTCACATCTTGCCATTTGTACTTACTACAGCTGTTATGGTGGCATTTGAAGGCGATCGCGCCGTTTGAATATTTAAAAATCTTACTGTCGCCGTTTGTGTGGCTTGCGTCAAAGGGACAATTCGCAAGCGAATATATAGTACAGTCCGTCCCCGGCTCGACTTTTGATGTTTCAAGTCCGTATTTCTGCAACCAATCTTCAAGGTCGAACGATCCGTTCTGTGTGGGTGTAGTTGTCGCTGTTCGTTTTGTTTCCGGTAATTCATCAGCTAACGCCCAGAGCAAGTTGACATCATTGACTCTTATTTCTTCCGGCCAAGATGTGACAGCCGACATCCTGTGCGGCCTCGTCTCTGTGTTGCTACCCTTTTGTGCAAGCGTGCCGTACAACTTACAGATTCTTGAAGGATTGTGGTTGACTATATCAATCTTGACTTTCTCGGTATCGAATATCGCCGCCAAGTTCTCCAGGCATCTACCAACCAACGCCTTGTTCTCGTCTGTGTTCGGCAGGTCAATGCGATAAAGCAAGTGGTGTCCGTTTCCGCTCATTGCGCGCACGGGTTCGGAAAAGCCAAGGTGTTTCATATATAAGTAGACTTTATCCGATAATACCCTCGCCGCTTCTAGTTCTTCATCGGAGCTTGATATTTCAGCGATTCTCTTAGGGTCAAGGTCGATAAAAAGCCACTCATAAGCGTCGATCTCGTGGTCGTGTGTGCTTGCATCTGTCAGCCTAAAACAATCGTGTTGTTCTCTGGAATAACAATCATAGTTGACCTTGTTTATCGTGATATACATATTGGTCGAACGTGGGTCTATCGTATCTAAGGCTTTAATGAGGGTATCCGCATCCGTAAAATAACCGCTTATTATCTTTTTGCGGCCGCCTTTGTTAATGAGTCTCACCTCAAAAAGTTCGTTGTTCGGTTTTAGTTTTTCGATAACTCGCCGTATCTCCGGCTCGTTGTAGTATTCTGCGTTTTTCATTATTTCCCCTTAAAAGATCGTCAGAGCAGTCGCAACTGCCCCGACTTTCTTCTTATCCTTTGTCTAGCCTAGAACGGTATCTCCTCGTCAACGCCTTCGGGTACATTCACGAAACTGTTGTCACTTGTTGCCGCCTTGCTTGCCGTGCTTGATGTGCTTGTACTGCTTAAGGTCTTCTTTTCAGGCGCCTTCTGGTCAGCAACCTTGCTATCCTCACAGAACCATCTGATCCTTCTGCGCGTCTTGACTTCGCCGTTATACTCCTCCTCAACTTCGCCGTACACAACACCGATCTTCTTATTCTTGAACTGCGCCGGGAATTTGTCGCCCCAGGTGATATTCACATTGTTAGACTTTTCAAAAGATGTGATAAAACTTTTGAAACTTCTAGAGCACTTTCCGTCTGTTCCTTCTGTGACGATGTACTGCACCGCCTGATAAGGCCACTTTTTGCCCTCTCTCTCATCGCCGTCATACTGATTTTTAAAGTATCCCGGCTGTGAGTCGTTCCTTGCAAAGTCAAGCGCAACGACAACCATATTTTTTCCCGTTGAACTCCGCTGTTCCTTAACGGATATAATGACTGCGTGGTGTCCTCCGATCTCAATAGGCGTATAATCTCCGCCGACCTGTGTCTCATCATAATTATTAGGCTTCTGCATTTTTTTCTACCTCCTGCATTAAAAGTAAAATGTTTTTGTTTTCGTTGTAGTGCTTATGGAACGATTTAAACGTGTGGTCAAATGTTCCGTTCTTCTTCCCTGCCTCCTGTCGGAGCGGGTTCTTGCCTCTGACTTTCTCGCCGTAGCATTCGTCAAGGAACTGCTCAACCGTCAGCCCCCGGCGCTCCGCATCGAACACGAGTTCATAACGCTTGTTGCGCACAAATAAACTTAAATCGTGCGGGTCGAGTATAGGCGGTTGCGTGAACTCCTCTTCCTTGATGTAGCGGTCGATGTATGCTCGCGCTGTGTCCTGATTACATAGATTCGGCGCGTTGGCATCTTTGCAAATAAACTTATCTTCGGCATAGTATCGACCGCATAACCTTGCCGTGTGCTTTAGGCTGAACACTTCCCAATGTCCCGACTCTTTACCCGCCCAGAAGTTACTTTTCGTCCAATCTCGGTGAAAAAGGTTGTGGTGCTTCGGGCATAGAGTTATCACGTCAGTTAGATGCTCGCTCCCGAGTCTGCGATAGGTTAAGTGGTGCGTGTGGTACTCTTTGCCGTTTAAGTCTTCGTGGCACACAACGCACCGTCCGCCATCAAACTCAAATCTTTTTCTTCTTACAGCTTGCCATCTTGGATGCTTCTCAATGTACTCCTTGTAATCGAGTCTTGTGCCATCCGGCAAATAGGCATAGCCCATTATTTCTTGTCCTCCTTCCATCCGTAAAATTCTCTGATTGCGTCGTCAACAGCTTTAAGGTTGTTTTCGATTTCGTCTTCTTCGAACATATCTTCCGGCGTCTTCGTAATATCCGAGCCGTCCGTCTGCGTCTTAAAGAAGTGCTTGCCATTATCAGACATACAGCGAATGCAAATCGTGACCATCCCTTCCAAGCAGACCTTGCTGTCGATCAGTTTGCCGATGGTTCTTATCTTCGTGTCGCCGTAATCGTTTGTGTCTTCGTGCAAGACGATGTAGACGATGATATCTTCCGGCAGTTCCCTTTTGATGCGCTGAACAAGAAAGTACATCTTGTCGGCAATGTCGTCATACATATCAAAAGAAGCATTACCCTTCTTGTTGCGATGATTATTCATAAAGTGGTGTGTCATTAAATAGCCCGCATCGTCAATAACTGCTGACTTGCAAGGCATTTTCTGCAACTGCTCGATGATGGTGTCTAATGAGTCGGTTTTACACTTATATTTGAATGACGCCCTGAACGGCAGTTCCTTGCCTTCAATATTGAAAAGCAAGATTTCATCTTCCTTAAAAAACTTTAATGACCTGCTCTTGCCTGAGCCTGATTTGCCGTAAATAAGAACTGGTACGCCCATTTGCTTTCCCTCCTTCCTCTCACTTGATTATTAAGCGTTTTCCGCGTTCCTTAAGTCTTGCCCACGGACATTCAACGCCCTGCGCCTCAAGCTCCTTAAGGTAGGCTCTAATCTTGGTATTATCCGGCTCAATGGTTACCTTCTGGAACTCCTCCGGCAACTTATCCGCTGCTAAGTCAATTTCAAGTGGTGCAAGTCCGCCATTTCCGGCAACTTTGAAAGAATAAGGTCTTGTGCCAAGTTCT